CTCACTGAACTCAATGAGTTCTTTCCCCCGTCTTAACACTTAACCCCTATGCCCATCTGGATGGTGGGCATTAGGGTGCAGTGTTGCACCTGAGTGTGAACATTTACACTCATAATCGTTGTACTTAAATAGGAGTTTTAATATGTCAGCAAATATTGATATTACTGGTAACGTCATACATATGGCGACTGCAATTGGTAACAGAGCACCTTGGTGGGAAAAAGAGGGCTTTGAAGCACAGCGTATGTCCAAGGATGCAACCCCACAGGAGTGGGCAGATGCAGTCTTTGGTAAGGACTACAAAGTGCTACGAAGTCCGATGTACTTCCGTGACCCTAATGGTGTGATGGTTCCCATTCCACAACGTCAGGCTCTGATCAGGAGTGACAATCACGAGCCTCTCTGCACTGGAGTGTCCGATCGCTACCACCTGCATCAAGTATCGACAGTAATTGAAGCATCAACGATTCTGTTTGATAAGTATGGTGTCCCCGTCAGCACGATGGGTTCTCTACAGGGTGGTAGAAAGATATGGGTCATGGGTTCTACCAAGGATAGCAAGATCGTAGCTGGTGAGAGAGTCACTGACTACATCCTGCTTACGTCACCGTATGACTTGCAAGGCACATCCGATGCCGCCTTTGTTCGGGTTCAGGTGGTCTGCAATAACACCTATACATATGCACTACAGAATGCGGATGATGTATTCCACTTCTCGCATAGGTATGAGTACGACCCCAAAGAGGTGGTTGGTGACTTGTCTAGCTTGTTCAAGGCTGCTGAAGCTATGGACAATGAGCAAGAAGTTCTTGCCTCAACGACCATAACTAAGGACGATCTCAACGAGTTCTTCTACCGTGTTGTGTTGAAAGTAGGCACGGATGTGAACGTCGACACTGAGTTCGAAGCCTTGCAGGATAAGGACAAGGAAGACAAGGGTGACAGAGCCTCCAAGGTACAAGACACCGTGGCCCTGATTATAGATTCTTATAACAGGGGTCCGGGTGGATTGAATCACAAAGACTCTGTTCCCTCTCGTGTCTCGACGTACCATGGTGCTACCCAAGCTGTTAACCACATGGTTGACTATAGTATGTTGGTTACCAAGGCGGGTAAATCCAAGGCCAATCGGTTCAATCGTACCTTCCTTGGGGATGGCGCGAAGATGAAACGACAGGCACACGCGCTGGCTCTCAAGCTAGTAGCTTAATCAACCTCACTGCGGGGGGCGCAAGCCCCCCAATGTGAACATTTACATTGGAGCATTAACTATGATACAAATAAGTAACCTTGAGAAGTTGTTAGCATGGATTAAGTCAAGCCCATGTCAATTCACAATCTCGTCCATGTCTGGTGGATTCGTCCATGTGAAGTTCCTTGTGCCGTGTGACAAGGAGATAGCACAAATGGTAGAACTTGAAGATCGTGATGCATTGATCGACAAATGCTACGATGATGGGTTCAAGGACGGACGGAAAACTCGCAAAGGAATCACTGACAGGGAAGGGTATATCCCTGTTGATGACGATGGTGTGTGGACAGTATCCGTAACCACCATGAACCTGTTATATGCCATGTATCTGTGGGCTGATAAGTCTGGCATTGACAATGAGGATGATTGGGAAAATCATCTTCAACTAATGCGAGAGCATCTTGACAATTTACAAGGAGAAAGCGAATGATCAAGCGCATCCATGTTAACAGGCATAACATTGCCTACAATAAGAAGCACGGGACACATCGTCCTGTCTTCACTGTGAAAACATACAAGTCAAACACCAAAACAAATCGGATAAGATGTCCCGATGGTGTTACACTTGTGTACCGACCAGACAAGCCATTGCCATGTGGTGCTGTGGCTTGGATGGAAACTGAGGGTAGAGTATATGGTGGGATGGGTTTTCTCATCCAATAATACCCTTTAACTTCAATCTCACAAGGAGATTAACTATGTTATATGCAACATTTGCAGAACCCAATGATGTCTTGGCTGGCATTGCCATCTATGATGATGGCGCTATCTATGATGACGGCACCCCTTCCAAACATAACAACGCACGATCTCAAGGACCGTTAGTTGTAATGGATTACGAAGAGATGAGTCGGATCATCTTAGAAATGCAATCCCTAAGAGATCAAAGGGATGTCCACATAAGACGGGCGAAACTTACTCTGGTTCCTGACATCATGGATATGGCAACTGCACGTGATGAGATGCCAACAACCATGGAAGAGTACAGGATCATGGCAGACAAGGAGGCCAACGATGAGTAGCCCTGATCCTATCTTAGAGAAAGGGTACTGGCTTCAAGACAACCTCGCTGTTTGGCTCTGGAATGCGGATCGTCAAGCATTAGCTGACTTTGTTTATAAGTTAATGCCTCACATCTCAGGTCAAGGGTTGTCGGAGATATATCCGGTGGTATCGGAGACATTTCCTCCACGCTCGTTGCCCCTGTTTCACACACCCCCCATCGATGATGATGACGAGGTGATTAACTATGGGGGTACTAAATGAAACCGTTAATCATTGGTAGCCCGGAGGCCATGCAACGTGAGCCTTCACTCGAACCACCTGACGAACCACGAAATGTCAGGAAGCCCAAGCGTAAACTTCTTAGGGACTACCCCAAGGAAGAACGTCTTGATCAATTCTTCAAAGAGTACGTTGACTTTGATGAAGCCTTCAACGATTCAAAGGGAGGCTAACACACCACTCCACAATAGGAGATTCATATGCAAACAAAGCAAGTAGTAGTAGATGCCCTTAGTGATATCACTGGTGGTCTGTCTAACCCTCGCAAGATGCCGGAGGAAGCATACTCAACACCTGCTATCCACTGCAAGGTAGGTAGCAAGTTGAGGGCAGTAGAGGGTTCCGTATGCCATGAGTGCTACGCCATGAAGGGCAACTACAATTGGCCCAACGTCAAGAAAGCCCTACAGAGAAGATACGATAACCTGTATCATCCTATGTGGGTAACAGCCATGACCATGCTGATTCGTATCAAGGTCAAGGAACGCTTTCGTTGGTTCGACAGTGGTGACATTGACAGTGTGCAATGCCTACGGAATATCATCGAGGTATGCAATGGTACTCCCAACATACAGCACTGGCTCGTCACCAAGGAGAAGCGCACGGTGCGTAAGTTCCTTGACGAGGGTGGTATAATTCCAGATAACTTGGTAATCCAGATGTCTGGTTACATGTTAGATGGAGATATAGTGAAGGGCTTTGATGACTGTAATCAAATCACCCATCACTTAGTTCATACCGACAGAGACAAGGCACGTGGTCACATATGCCCTGTTGAAGACGGTAATGGGGTCACATCATGCAAGCAAGCTAACTGCTACGCATGTTGGGACAATGGTGTTAACGTAGTATCAAGTGGAATACACTAGGAGTAATAATGAAACGATGAACTTCAAGAGACAGAGGCCACGTGTTAACTATCCTTTGATGAAGAAGGGTGGTCCTCACTTAACCTCACGTAAGAAGCATCGAAGTGATGCTAAAAAAGAAACAACATCCCAAATCTCAGAGGTTATATATGAAGAAACGAGATCAGATAGTGAAACTCCAACATAAGACAGGAGAAACTGTGACTGCCAAGGTAGTTCAGAATGATTCTAAAGCTGGCTACCTAGCAGAACTTCCTAACGGTGATTGGAAGTGGTTCCCTCCCGATGAATGGAAGGAGGTCAAATGACCTATAGAACCGACCCTGAACAGGACTATGATGCTGACCTTGATTACTCAGTAGCTGATCAATTAGGCGTTGACGTAGAGGAATTGGAAATGTGTCCCAAGGTAGTCTACGATGCTCTGTTGAGGTACTTCCACTATTACCTGTCTGGTGGTGACATTATCTACCGGGGTCCACGTAACCATTACTAAGGATAAAGAGGGGGCTTGACGGCCCCCTTTTTTTGTCCCGACACGCATCTCTCCACCTATATTATACCATACGTGTCAAGCCCTGATCGTCTGATCAAGGTCATGTATCCGCATGTTCCACATATCCACGATAGTTTTAAATCCATTCGACCAATCGGTGCTCCCCATCTTGTGAAGGAATGCACTGTCCATGTATTCCTGTGCGTTCTTATCTCCACACAGCCACACATTCTTCAATCCAAAATACTCCCACTTCTCCTTCCTTTCAAACTCCAAGCTGACAAACACGTACCTATCAGGGTGCTGGTGTGTGCTGGTGGTAGCTACTGACACATCGTAATCCCAACGGGGTGCGACTGTTCTCCTCTTAGTTTTAACCTCCAGCTTCTCCCCATTGTACACAAGGTCATAGTCTTTCTTGTCCTCAATATCTACCCCCAAATAATTAGCAACTGCCAACTCACCTAACCTTCCCGCTGTATTGCCAGCCCCCTTAGTGATAGAGTTTTTCAAACCGCCAAGTTTTTTAGACCACGCAGCAGCCTTCTGTAACATCTTCTTATCGTGTGGTATTACTATCACAACCTCTCCCTAAAAGCGTTGTATAAATCCCCTTCGTAAGACGCTAGTATCCCAAGCATTTGCCTCTCCATTATGCTCTTCCACTCCTTCCTATAGAAAGAAACAGAACAACCCAACCTATCTGCTATTGCTTTATCCCCTGTCCTACGCCTACCACTACCCTCACACTTGAAACAATCTATCCTCTTCACCCCTGTATCCAACCATCCCTTCCCGTTGCACGTGTTACACAATCCATCACCATCAGCCTCATCTATGGCGATATGGGCTAGTTGCATTAAATAATCTGGGCTATTGAATAGCTTCTTCCATAACGTCTTACTCTTCTTCTGCCTACGCAACACCCTATCTGTCAGCGCACGTGCCACCTTGTTTCTTTTTGTCTCATCACCCGCATATTTAAACCTCACAAAATCTGATGCTTCTTTAGATATTCCAGCAAGCACGTAACACATAGTCTCACTTCTTATCCTTGGCCTCATATTTAGATGAGTATATGTGGTCAGGGAACATAAGTCCTCTGCTGATATCCTCATATGATTCTTCCATTATTGTTTTATTTATTAGTATATTTTTCATGAATGAAATAGCTGTCCCACTAGTTACATCCTGTGTAGTAAAACGATACACCTTCCATCCATGCAATGTAGCGAGATTGTACTTCTCCAGATCACGAGTGTAACCCTTCCCTCTGGTGTGCCTCCCGCCGGACCACACCCCTCCTTCGATCTCCACAGCCATCATTCTATCAGGCCATGCAAAATCAAATCTGAATCTTCTCTTCTTTAAGAACCTGTACTCTGCCTTCGGTATATCCAATTGATCCCACATCAACTGGTCAATGAACAGTTGTTCACCCTTACTCGTGGTCAATGTAAGCCCCCGTGCTATGGCGGTACGTGAGGGTAGACATCCCCATTCCCCCATCCTGTCTGAACCTCTGCTTCTGCACGTGAATCTCCACCACCTTTGAGTCCGGGTCTGCCAGATCACGGTATATCACCACGCCTGTATCTGATTTGTTTCTCCAGTGTGCTGAACCTGAGATGTCCCACAAGCTAGGCACTGGGTAGGCTCCGCTCTTATCCCTGTACATCTTGGCAGGGTGAGCCACTATCCATAGGTGTATGCCATACCTTCTGGCAAATTGTCTGGCTCTCTTCAAGCACAGACCAATGAACTCTGTCTCTGAGTATTCTCCACGTGCTGTCTCCAACTCATTCCATGGGTCAATCACTAGCCCACGTATGCCATACCGCCTGACCAATCCCCTCGCTGTCTCCAGAATCCTATCCAACGTCCACTCATGATCGTCCTCTGGAAGTATCCACTGGAAGTGTTCCTTCGCCCAGTCAGTAGCATTCTCCAACTCGTCACGTGTCATCCTCATGTTGGGGCCATCCCTAAAGGGTGCGCCTACATACTTCTCCATGATCCGTGACATGTGATCCTCTAGTGGCTGGTTCTCTGGTGAGAAGATAGCGAATCTCCAGCCATGCTTCTTGGCTATGTTCACCATCATTGCATCCAGCCAGTTAGACTTACCACTACCCGGTATGCCAGTGACCACACTGAAACATCCGGGCCTAATCAGGTAGTGCTTGTCTAGGCTGGCCCATCCTGTTGATACACCCTTCTCCAACCCATTGTCATACAGGTCGAACAACTGTTCCGACAAATCTCCAGTAGTGTAGGTTCCAACGATTGGGTAAGGCTCTGCGTGTTCAATACACTCAGCCAGTATCTTCTTGCCGTACTCCTTCAGCACATCGTTGGCATCCTTGCATCCTTCAGGCCACGTTACCCTGCTACATACCTCTTTACCCAAGCGTCTTGCGAGTTCCTCTTGTAGTTTCTGGCCCGGTGCATCGTTGTCTCCCGCCAGTATGAATTGCTTACCCTGCAACCTGTCATCGTTGAGGAAATCAAACTTAGATGAGTAGTCTTTGGTGTTAACATGGGGCGCACCATCTGGAACGCTAACCCCATTCCTAAACCCTGCTTCCCATAGAGACAGCTTGTCCATCTCACCTTCAACCAGAATAACTGGCGTGTCTCCTTCCTTAACATCATCCAATCCATAGAGTATACGTTCAGCACCAACCTCTGATCTGAATTCTTTCTTGCCTGATCTGTACTTGGCATTGATCAACTCACCATCACGATAGTAGGGAAACACAAAAGCCTTCTTCACTTCCTCAGACTGAGGCATGTACACCTCACTCACGTAGATACCACAATCAGTAGCCGTTGTTTCAGATATACCCCTATCACCCAGCCATTCCAACGCACCGTTAGACAACGCACTCTCAACAACCTTCTCTGGCTTACGGTATTCTGGTTTTCTCCAATGGAGATTGACACTCTTACGACTTCCATTAGCCAGCGTTCCTGTCCAACCGCAGTGATGACAACACCATATGCCTTCATCTGTATTGATGGATAAGCACTTAACCTTTTTCTTTCTGCGATCACCACTACACTGAGGGCATGTCGCTGACACCTGACCACTGTTAGGGCTGGCATCTATTCCAAAGTCTGCGAATGTCTTCATGCTACAAACCCCCTCTTCTTCTTGCCGCCATTAAGGACAGCCCTGAAGTAAGGGATAGGATCAGCAGGTTTCTTAAGAAGTACCACGCCGATAGCCTTTGCTACCTCAAACTCTCCGAAATCTTTAATTGCTTTCCCAAGGATAGGCTTGGCCTTATACCCTGCGATATCAGTCCATACATCCCAGATATGAGGGCTGTTCATTTGTATAGATTCTTTACTAACAGATTCAGTGTCTTCCTTGGTGACAGCCACCTGTCTGTTACAATGACCGGGTATGACAGTGTACACGTTGGCTCTCTGCCCACCGTCTGGCCTATACCTATGTTCAACCAGTATGTACTCTTTCTCTGCTAACCTCTTGATAACTAAGTTAACATTCTGTCTAGTCATTCCTGATCTCTTGGCTAGATAACCTTGAGAGGGCCAGCATTCACCGCTCTCATCGTTAGCGTTGTCAGCCAACAGGATAAGTATGATCTTTTCTGACGTTGGTAACTCAATGTCCAACACCTTGTGAACTCTGCTAATACTCATAACTCTCCAAAATAAAATGAGGGAACCGCCCACCTTAACACAGACCTGTGGTATAATTCAACCATGAAAGCAAAGGAGAGAAGATACCTTGAGTGGGTAGCCAGCTTACCATGCAGTCATTGTGGCACTGAGCCTGTCCAAGCACACCATCTGAGAGACATAGCCTTGGGAACAGGGCAGGGATTGAGGGCAGCGCATGTCCTAACTCTTCCCGTGTGCTACACTTGCCACCAAGATTGTCATAACGGTACGCATGATAAGGAGACTCAATTTAGATGGGCATTGCAGACTATAACGAAAGCGGTCAGCCAAGATATACTCAAGATGACCTAACCCCATGTTGATAGGTGACATTGAAGTCAATCATCCAGCCGTTGAGGATATCATGCAAGAATTTGACATCATATGGCCTAAGATAGTTTGGTTCGATCCGAACCTAGAATCTTATCGTGACCTCATACGCAGTGTATACGCTCACGGTATGATGGCAACTCTTGAGACTGTGTCTGAATTAAAAAAACAGACCATTCATTAAATGAAAAGATACATCATAAGAAGTGATGGCATACAGGCCAGATGCATCAGAGACATATCTAACCTTGAGTATGACAGTCCACATGAGGTAATCATAAAGCCTTACAAGAATGTGCGTAGCGTAGAGCAGAATAATTTGTTACACTCATGGGTTCGTGAAATCGCCAATGAAACAGGACATACCGTGGAAGAAATTAAAGACCACATCTGTGCTGAATTCCTTGGCACAAAAGACTACGTTGGATTAGATGGTGAACCAAGAAGTCGAGTGGTCGCAACATCTGAACTAAACGTGGAAGAAATGTCAGCCTTGATTGAGAGGGTGACTGAACTAGGTGCGCTAGTTGGCGCACGTTTACCGGAGTTAAAATATGGATGAACTTACCCAAGAGCAATGGGAAGAAGATCAGCAAGCAGAGCATGAAGCTACGGTAGCACAATGGCAACAACACGAGGAAGCTATGACCACAAACAAAAGAGATTTCTTAAACGAACTCGTTAAGGCTAATCATCTTGATGTGAACGAGGACATTTTTAAGATGAGCATGGGTGGCAAACAAGTTGCCTTTATAACACGTACTGGTATCGAAAAGATTCAGTACAACAATCACATTCGAGTAACCTTTCAAATAGAATCTGTGTCAAAAGACTTTGCCGTAGTTAAGGCACGTGCCTTGATGCCAAAGCCAGATGATGACGGTATTGTTTATCAAGATGAAGGTGACTGGATAGAGATGGAAACCTATGGCAGTGCGTGGCATGGACAGGGCGGTAACAGTATGAATAACTATGTAGCTGAGATGGCAGAGAAACGTGCGTTAGCGCGGGTTGTCCTCAAGCTATGCGGTGCATACAAGTTCGGTGTCTACGGTGAAGAAGAAGCCGATGACTTTAAGAGGAAAACTTAATGATTAGAAACATCAATCATATCTGTCCACCAAACCATCACGATGAAGACGGTCGTTTCTTAGTAGCTGGAGAGCCGTATGAGATCGTAATATCTACGGATACTGACATGAATATTCGAGTTATTCTTAACGAACTCATGGCAATATTTGAATCGGACTTGGGTCACGACATTCCTTGGAGCATTAGCTTTCAGCAAGACGCAAAGTTACATTCATGACTGACTTTCCTGTACGCATTCAGCAGTGGCCCCTTCAGGAGAAGGATATAACTGAAGAGGTTTGCAAGTCATGTGGTATATGTTGCGAGATAGAACTCAAGCCCAACTGGAAAAAGCCCAGACAATTTGAATGGCTCCATGCAATTGTTGAGAATCACGACAACATCGAAACAACTGAAAAGGGAATACGAATTCGTTGCTCTCATCTCAGGAAAACAAAACATGCTACTAACCCGTATTGGGAATGCGACATCTATGAAGATAGACCCCAGCTATGTAGAGATTTTAATTGTGTAAGCTGGGCCAAATATTCTGGCGAACTGGAGCAATACAACAGGGTCTTAAAAAAACAAGGAATATCTATATGAGTCACTGGTACGACAAGGACGGTTCCCCTCGTTACGAAATTGAGGGTAAGAATGGTATGCGTCAGACTACCCTAAGAGATGCGCGGAAGCATGGATGGGTTCCGTCCGTGTCTACCATATGGAAGGACATGGTAGCCGCGCCGGGATTAACTAGGTACTACCAAGACCAGTTGTTTGAGGCACAAATCAAGAACCCTAGAAAGGTTCTAGAAGAGGACAAGGACTACAAGAAAAGGGTCTTTGCTATCTCACGTGATGCCGCACTCAAAGCCGCTGAACGTGGGACCATGATCCATGGGGAACTGGAGAAACATTTCCGACATGGATGGACCAACACAGAGCACCTTGAACTGATAAAAGGAACCAAGGAAAAACTCCTTGAGATATGTGGCGACCAAGACTGGCAAGTAGAAACTTCCTTTGCTCACGGGGCTGGCTATGGTGGTAAAATAGACATGCACTGTGACGAGTGGATGGTGGACTTCAAGACAAAAGAGTTAGACAGTGGCAAGAAGCCTGACTTGTATGACTCATACGGGGTACAGCTTGCCGCTTACGATCATGGATTAGGTGGTGGTAGAAAACTACTCAACCTTTTCATATCAGTTTCTTCGCCGGGTTACGTTGTTGAGCACCAATGGGAAGAAAGAGAGAGGCTGGCGGATATGTTCATGACAGCCTTAAAATTATGGCAATTAACTAAGAGGTACGATCCTTCATGGCAAGCGTAAACAAAGCGATACTGGTAGGACACGTGGGCAAAGACCCTGAGATTAGGGAAACTAAGTCCGGTGATACAGTGGCATCCTTTTCTCTGGCTACTAACAGTGGCTATGGTGAAAAGAAAACCACTGATTGGCATCGTGTTGTCTTCTTCGGAAAGACAGCAGATGTGGTCAAAGAGTACGTGAATAAGGGGAGCCAGCTTTATGTTGAGGGCAGAATCTCCAACCGTAGCTACGATGACAAGGATGGTAACAAGAAGTACGTTACTGAAATTAACGGATACTCTATGCAGATGTTAGGGGCAAAGGGTGAAACAACCGCTGTATCTGATGGCGAAAATATCCCCTTCTAAAGACGACCTATACGAACACCTGCGCTATTCCATGGCTCGTGTTTGCTACAGGAAACGATTGAAGGATAAGACCAAAGACTGGTCTGGATTTTTCGAGGAGTTCTTTGGGGTTGGCCTTGACGAGTATGTAAAGTACGCTCAAGAGGCCAACCTTAAGGACAAGTATGATGAATTAGATGTTGATACCACTATGAATAAAGGCGCTCCCATATTATGAACGTATACCAACAATGGATTCACAAGACTAGGTATGCTCGTTACCTAGAAGAACAACAGAGGAGAGAGAACTGGGGAGAAACCGTGAGGAGATACACTGGTTTCTTTGAGGACAGACTCGACCTAAAACTCACTGAGTTTGGACGGGCCATCCTTGATCTAGATGTCATGCCCAGTATGCGCTGTCTAATGACAGCGGGTAAAGCATTAGAACGTGACGCTTGCGCTGGCTACAACTGTAGCTACCTACCTATTGATTCACCTCGTGCGTTTGATGAGGTCATGTACGTCCTCATGTGTGGCACAGGGGTAGGGTTCAGCGTTGAGAGACAGTACATCAACCAGCTACCAGAGGTGGCTGAAGAGTTCCACGATACCGACACGGTCATCGTTGTAAGAGACTCAAAGATTGGTTGGGCAACAGCGGTTAGAGAGATCATCAGCTTGCTCTACAGTGGGCGAGTGCCCAAGTGGGACTTGTCTAGGATCAGGGCAGCGGGGTCACGACTTAAAATTTTTGGGGGTCGCGCATCAGGCCCGGAGCCGATAGAAAAGCTGTTCAAACATATGGTTTCAGTATTCACCCACGCCAAGGGAAGAAAACTTAACAGCCTAGAGTGTCATGATCTTGTTTGTTATATAGGTGAGGCGGTGGTGGTCGGTGGTGTTAGGCGCTCCGCTACCATCTCCTTATCCAACCTGACTGATGACCGTATGCGTCATGCCAAGTCAGGCCAGTGGTTCTTAGAGAATGGTCAGAGATCGCTGGCTAATAACAGCGTGGCCTACACTGAGATGCCTGACACTGGTGCTTTCCTTAGAGAATGGACATCACTCTATGAGAGTCATAGCGGTGAACGTGGCATCTTCAACAGGCAAGCGGCAAAGGACATGGTCCCAGAGCGCAGAGATAACCACTATGACTTTGGGGTAAATCCCTGTTCTGAGATCGTACTTAGGCCACGAGAATTTTGCAATCTCTCTGAGGTAGTGTGCCGTCCTGATGACACGTTGGCTTCCATCCGCAAGAAGGTTACCCAAGCCACATGGATTGGTACTATACAGTCCACGCTGACAGACTTCCGTTACCTGTCTGCACCTTGGAAGAGGAACACAGAGGAAGAGAGGCTGTTAGGTGTGTCTCTCACTGGCATCATGGATTGCCCCGCTATCCTTAAGGCAACCGACAAGGAACTACAGGGGCTGAGAGATCACGCAGTAAAAGAGAATGTCTCTGCCGCCAAGCTATTAGGTATACCTGAGTCAGCCGCAATCACCTGTGTTAAGCCGTCAGGGACGGTGAGCCAGTTGGTAGATTCATCCAGCGGCATCCATCCACGGCACAATTCGCAGTTCATTCGGAGGGTTCGCAACGATAAGAAGGACCCCATCTCTACCGTTATGATAGAGGCCGGGGTTCCTTATCACGCTGACCCACGCAACGATGGAGCATGGGTGTTTGAGTTTGGCATGAAGTCTCCCAAGAATGCTATCACTCGTCATGACATCACTGCCCTTCAGCATCTGGACATCTGGAAGAGGTTTGCTCTTAACTGGTGTGAACACAAGCCCTCTATCACTGTCTCTGTTAGAGAGCACGAGTGGGTAGAGGTAGGTGCATGGGTGTATAAGAACTTTAACATTCTGTCTGGTGTTAGCTTCCTTCCACACGCAGATGATGATCACAGCTATGAGTTAGCACCCTATGAGGACTGTTCTCCTGAGACATACAGGAAACTAGCCAAGACCTTACCCGCTGAGATAGATTGGAACTCTGTCAAGGAAGAAGATGATCAGACCACAGCCAGTCAGGAGTTTGCTTGCATGGCAGGGGCATGTGAGATATGAAAAATATATTTGCATTGCCTAATACCAGTAGAGCAGATCATTCTCAACAGGGCAGACACCTAGATGAAGCGATAAGGAACGCTCAGAAAGCACCGTGTAATGGTTGTCCACATGAGGACTTCTGCAAGGAAGGTTACTGTTGCGAGAGATATGATAAGTGGGTAGGTATGACCATACATGAGTGGGGTAAAATTGATCCATTAATATATAGTCGAGAACCAAATAGACCAATATGAATTTACTTATTATCCCTGATGCCCATGCTGCACCGGGCTATGACAGCGAAAGGTTTACGGCGGTAGGTCGGTATCTAATGAGGGAGCGCCCAGAGCACGTGGTATGCTTGGGTGATTGGGCCGACCTGCCGTCACTCTCTTCTTATGACAAGGGAACAAGGGGGTTCGAGGGTAGGCGCTATAAGAAGGATGTCATCAGCGCCATTGAAGCACAAGAAAAACTCTTCGCTCCCTTGCGTAAGTTCAACGAGCAGAAAAGGAAGAACAAGGAGAAACAATACAAGCCCAAGCTGTACATGTGCCTTGGTAATCACGAGGACCGTATCACCAGAGCAACTAACTCCGCTCCCGAATTAGACGGAGCCATATCCATAGATGACCTTCAGTATAAGAAGTTTGGATGGAAGGTTATTGATTTCAAGAGTACCCTCACCCTGTTTGGCATAACATTCAGCCACTACTTCACTACAGGTATCTCAGGAAGGCCCATCAGTAGCGTTCACTTGGGCCACACGCTCGTTTCTAAGCTACATTGTAGCGCGGTTCAGGGTCACACCCATCTGTACAACCACGCCGAACAGACGCGCCCTGACGGGCAGAAAATATTTGGCCTGAGTGCCGGATGCTTCAGCCACCCAGACTACACCGAAAACTGGTGCCGTGATACTGAGCACCAGTGGTGGAGAGGGGTGATCATGCTGAAGGAATTAGATGGTGAAGGGTACTACGATGAGATCGTAGCAATTACGCAACGGAAGTTGCTTCGGGATTATCTATAGCGTCCTTGATAGACACCACACAACCAGTCGGGAAGGCGTGGAAGCCGTACCATTCACCCTTCTCGTCCTTGGTAGTCGCTATCTTGACTACCTTTTTGTCTTGGTGGACGAGGTATCCCACGGTCCAAATCCGTTGAGGCTCTACCTCGTCTATTTTTTCCCATCCAGATGTGGCATAGATGTCTAA